CTTAATAGAAATCAAATACTTTATATTGAAAAAAAATTGAAATCAAATGGTGATGAAATTTATTTATCAGATTTGAAAGTCAAAGATATTCCACAAATGACTGTTGAAGAGTTTGCGGAATATCAAAAAATTCTAAGGGATAGTCATACTAAAATATTTGACTACTTTAACATTGCTAAGGCTTTATGGTCTGTCGCTTATGATTCCATAGATATAAGAGTTAAAAGAAACCGTAAAAATTTATATATTAAAAATGGTTTTTTTTATTCTAAAATAAATGACCAATTCTATATTTGGACATATAAGATTAGTAAAATTCAAAAAACAATTAATCAAACAAAAATTACTACTAAACTTTTGTACAAAGGTGATGGTGATGATTTGACAATTACACAAATAATCTCTAAATTTTCTAAAACCTATAAAGATAAAAAAGAAAAGGATTATCCTATTTTTGAAATAATGTGTAATCAGATTTTCCCACTAAACGAAACTATGTTACCACTCTTCAAGAGGAAAGTTTCAACAATTATTAATCAGACAGTAAAGGATAGAAAATTACTTGAAAATGGGGTACAATAAAAAAATAAAAGTTATTGATGATAACGTTATTAGTTCGTTAGAAAATAACTTTGAAAATTTTAAATTTTTACTTGGTTATGATAGTTTGTTATTTGAGAATATTGATACACAAAAAAAATATATAGAATATGAAAAAAGATACTCAAACAAATAACTTTATCTTACAAAAATTAAGACAACCTGTTCACATAAGTTATATCGCTGAACAAATTGTTAATAAAAGTATTTTTGATACTCAAGAAATTATCAATGACTTTGTTGAAGAAGGATTGGTGGTTGAAAGTGAATACGGTAAAGGGTATTACATGTTAAAAAAAACAAAATAAATGAAAAAAGAATGTGTATGTGGTGCTAACGTATTTTGTGAGTGTCCCCCACTAAAAATAGAGCAAGTAAATCACCCTCAACATTACGGAGGTGAAAACAATGTTTACGAAGCCATTAAGGTGATTGACGCTTGGGGATTAGATAATGACTTTTATTTGGGTAATGCTGTAAAATACCTTTCAAGGGCTGGTAAAAAAGATGATACAGTACAAGACCTGAAAAAAGCTATTTGGTATATTGAAAAGAAAATAGAAAAGTTAGAAAAATGATTATTACATATATTGTTACATCTTTGTTGTCTTGTGTTTTTTTTATAACTATACTTGTCATTGGGAGTAAGATAACGAGTAAATTACCTAATAGTAAGTTTGCTAATTTTTGGAGAAAACACATTATTGATGAAGCGCCTGACGATATAGATTTATAAAAATATGATAGAAAATTATTTAAACAAAATAACCACAGGTGATTGTATTGAGGTGATGAAAGGAATACCTGAAGGGTCTGTGGATTTGATTGTTACGTCTCCACCCTATGGAGTTAATATTGCTTATGATGTCCATGATGATGATATGGAAATTAGTGAGTATTTGGAGTTTACTCGTAAATGGATGACCGAGGCTTATAAGGTCCTGAAAGATGATGGAAGAATTGCTTTGAATATTCCATATGAGATTAACAGACAGGCTAAAGGTGGAAGAATTTTCTTTGTATCTGAAGTTTATCAGGTTATGAAAGAGATTGGATTTAAGTTCTTTGGTGTTGTTGACTTGGAAGAGGATAGTCCCCATAGAAGTAAAACAACTGCTTGGGGTAGTTGGATGAGTCCGTCGTCCCCATATATCTATAATCCAAAGGAATGTATTGTTTTGGCTTATAAGAAACACCACATTAAGAAAGTTAAGGGTGAACCACAATGGAAAGGTGAACCTACTGTAACTGAAGAAGGTAAGAACAAAATGGTTTATCAGGAAGAAGACAAACGAGATTTCATGGAATTGGTATTTGGACAGTGGAAATATTTAAATGATTCAAGACCAATGACCAAAGCAACATTCTCAATGGATATTCCAAAAAAGGCAATCAAGATATTGTCATATAAGAATGATATTATTTTGGACCCATTTGCTGGTTCGGGTACTAGTTGTGTGGCGGCGGAAATACTTGATAGACGATGGATAGGTATTGAGCTTTCTGAGAAATACTCTGAAATTGCAAGTAAACGAATCCAAGCATTTGTTGATGATAAACGACAACAAAAATTAGAATTTGAAAATGGGGGTCAATGACCTCCATTTTTGTTTTAATTGATATTTATTAATAAAAAACATGAAAAAGTTTATTATATCTGAAGAAGAAAAAAATCACATCAAAAAACTTTATTTGATTGAAAGTGATGAAAAATGTGAGAACGAAATGTATACTGTTTACGATGCAAAAAGTTTAGATGATACATTAACAAGTGATAAAGAAATTACAAAACAAAAATTAGAATCTATAATTAAAAATAAAAAGCCAAATAAGTCAATTTCGGTACAACAAAAATGTAATGGTAAGTTTACTAAATCTTTTTCGGTTTCATTTGATAATAATAAATTTGAATACACTCAGATTACTGACTAATGAAAAAAATACTTTCTGAATATGGACTAAGAGATATTAATAAATTATCAGCACGTTACCCAAAGGCGGAAATCTATTTTCACCAAGATTTGGATGGTGTAACAACTGCAATTGCAATGAAAGAATACTTGGAACAACATGGTATTCAAGTTATCGGAGCTCATGTTATCCAATATGGTGATAAAGAATTTACCGTTAAAAAGAATGATGCTAGTGGAGACGTTATGCCTGTATTAGTTGACTTTGCTCACGGTAAACCAATGTTCGTAATACACACTGACCACCATGATAGACAAGCTGGTGCTGAAGATACTAAATCAACATCATTTAGACAATCTCGTTCAAATGTTGAAACTATTTCTCAGGTGGTGTCAACTAAAGAAATATTCCCATCTTCTGACATTTTATTAATTTCAACGGTGGATTCTGCAAATTTTGCATCACAAGACATAACAGTTGATGATGTAATATCATATCTATTTTCTTTAGATAAGAATAAGTCATTACAACAAAATAAAATGGCTCTTGGTTTGGTTGCTAATAAACTTCTTTTAGCTTTTAAAAACAAACCAGGATTTTTAGAGTCGTTGGTAATGAATTCAACTCCTTCTTTAATGAATATACTTCAGAACATTAAGAAGATTATGATTGAGAAGAAATATGCCACAATACCTGAATTGGAGAAAAACAAAAACTTATATATCTCAAGTATGAAAGGTAGTGATAAGGTAAATGTTGAGGATAATATTATTGTTCAGTATGGTGGAGGTAGTATGATGAAACCTGGTTCATATGACAGATATACTCCTTTCAAAAATAATCCTGATGCTGACTTTTTAGTTATTGCTTGGCCTATGGGATTGGTTCAGGCTTCTTGTAATCCATTTAAAAAAGAAAGAGAGTTGAAAGGTGTGAACTTGGGTGATATTGCTCAAGAGGTATTATCAAAATGGGAAACTCAACTAAAAGAAAAACAAATACCTTTATCAACAATCAAATGGATTTCAGAATCAAAAGGTATGACTCAGGAATCCGTTGGTTTTACATTCAAAGATTTTGTTGCGTTATATGGTAACAAGTTTAAATCTATGGATGATGGTAAAGAAATTTTAACACATATTGGTGAAATGATGGAAATACCGTTTACTGAACTTCCTGAAGAACATAAGGAAATGTTAGATGGTATTACTGTGAACGCTTGGGATTTGATTCAAGCTAACAGTGGTGGACACAAATGTATTACAAACATTTCAGGTTTAATGTATTTGGGTAGGTCTAAAAGACCACCAGGTGGTTCATATAAGTACAATCCTGAAAAAGATGATTCACCATATGTTAAATTCACAAAAATGATTCAGAACGAGTTAGTTAAGAAACTTAAAGAAAAGATTAAAGGTTCTTAAAATACGACTTTGTCACCTTCTTGAATTCCTAATCTGTAACAAGAACCTGCTTCTAATTCAAGAATCAAATCACCGTTCCCACAATAATTTTCACAAGGTGATTTTTTACAAGGTTTGCACGTGTGATGAATTTTGGTTATAGTATTATTTTCAATGAAAATGATATCCAAATCAATTACACAACTTTTCATCCAAAAACAATGAGGACCGTCATTCATAAAAAATAACATTCCATCAAATGAATTGTTAAATTTTTTATTCATCATCCCATGTTGAATGTCTTTTTTAGTAAAAACAGGTTTGACTTTAAATTCAATGTCTTTTATACTTATTGTCATAAACATAAATATTCATGGAAACAGAATTAATTAAAAGGTATGTAGGTGTTGTAGTAAAATGTGAAGACAAAGTATTACTTTGTAAACGAGCAAGTAATTCAGAACTACCTGGGTTTTGGTCTTTACCCGCAGGTAAGGTTGGTAAGATAGAAAACGCAATGTTAGGTGCTAAACGAGAATTTTTTGAAGAAACTAATATTTCTATTGATGATAAAGATATTGAACTTGTTGGTTTTATTAATAGAACTAACCGAGATGGTTCTAAAGTTAAAGGATTGATGTATGTTTTCATGATGAAAGTTGATGAAAAAATTTACCCTGATTTGGTTGGTGCGGAAGATGGTGACGAACATAGTGAATGTGGATATTTCGCATTAGATGAGTTGCCAGAACCTATGGATGAACAATTTAACAAATTATTAAAAAATATTTTAACAAAAATGTGACTTTTTCATAATTGTCATGTATTTATTTCTACAAACCCAGCACCCCTTTCTTACTCGTTGGTAAAAATTTAACCCTGATAATCATAAAAAATTGTCGGGGTTTTTTGATTTTAAAGGATTTTGTGTGTATATTTGTAAAAAAAACAACTATGACTACTATTACTCGTACAATCAAAATTGAACATGAAAAATTCGGAGTATTATTAAACGAAACTTTCATGGACGGCACACAGTTCAAAATATTTTTGAAAATGGTTCACGGTTGTATTGAATTGAAGAACGACTTATCTTTCTTCAACGGGGCTGATTTCCTTGTTTTCATACCGACTAAAATTCTACAAGAATGTATTGTGGTAACTTTTTCAGGTACAGAATATGGGTTGGCTGAACACATGAAAAGTAAGATTGAAGCATTAGTTATCAGATAATTGTTTCCTTATTTAGAAAAATAAGGTGGTGGACCAATCCAAATTGGGCTCAAAATGAAAGGGGAGTAATCCCCTTTTGCTTTTTGAAATATTTATAATAAAAAACTTATGAAAAATATTTTAGTTTCTGAAGAACAGTTAGAAATTTTAATGAAAAATTTAAAAGAAGAACATAAACAAGGTTCTTATATGGCTAAACAACAGTTGTTTACCATTGCTACTTTGGCTCATCAAATGTGGCAGATAATGGAGGAAGGTGACCAACTTGAAGATTGGATGGAATCAAAGATTGCTCAATCTGAACAAAGTATTATTTCAGTTGTTAAAAGTTATTTATATGATGAAGTTGTAGATAAGAATGGTGAGGTTGATGACAAAGGTATGGACAAATTAAATTTTAAGGATTTAGTTATAGGAAATTAATAAATTATTTTACTATTAGGAACCCTTTATGTATTATTTCATAAAGGGTTTTTTTATGTCAAAAATTTTAGTAACAGGTGGTTTAGGATTTATTGGTTCTCACTTCGTAAATTATATTATGGAGAAGGGTATCCATGATGTCATATTGGTTGATAATATGACTTATGCTTCAAATATTGATAATGTAAAAATCTTACCAAAATTCTTAAAAAAAAATATTAAGGATTTAACATTAGAGGATTTAGAAGATTGTGATTACATCGTAAATTTTGCGGCTGAAACACACGTGGACAATTCAATTAAAGATGGGTTACCATTTTTGGAATCAAATATTATTGGTGTTTATAATTTAGTTGAAATTGCGAAAAAAAATAAAAATTTAAAAAAGTTCATACAGATTTCTACTGATGAAGTTTATGGTGACCTGTATAACAGATTGATTCTTAATCCATCGGCATTTGAAACGGCGAATTTGAATCCAAGTTCATACTACTCAGCATCAAAGGCTTCGGCTGAAATGATTGTCATGGCGGCATCAAGAACATTTGGGTTACCTTATTTGATTACCAGAACTTGTAACAACTACGGTGAAAACCAAAACAAAGAAAAGTTTCTACCAACTGTAATTAATTCTATAAAAAACGACTTAGAAATACCTGTATACGGTGATGGAAGTCAAATTAGAGAGTGGATTCATGTTATTGACAATGTTTACGCTATTTATAATTTGATGATGTCTAATGACGTTAATGAGACTTATAACATTGGTTCAGGTGAGAGGTATTCAAATTTGGGAGTAATTGAGATTATTGGTGAAATCCTAAATAAAAATATCAAATATAAGTTTGTTGAAGACAGATTAGGACATGATAAACGGTATTCAATACACAGTATGAAGTACGAAAAGAAATTCGGAAAAATACCTACTAAAAAATTAAAAGAATGGTTAAAACAAATATTAGAGAGATTTTAGTATTATCAGAATTAAAACTATTGAAATTTCAATACAATATATCACCTGATTTACTTGACCAAATCATTTTTACTGAAATGAGTGATGAACAAAGAAAATGGTCAGCCACAATTGCTACTGAAATACCTAGCTCTTCATCATCTATTGAAGAGGAGACAGCTTGGGATTTGTTTTTAACTGATAGTAAATTGTGTTTAGAAATAGAAGTTCTATTAAATAAATTAAAAATAGAATATGAAATAAATGATGTATCTAATGTATTTTTTGATAATACAAAGAATTTTGACCCAGTTATGGTTGCCAATACCTATAATTATTTAGATGAGAAATACACGATTGATAACATTTTAGACAGGGTGAATGAGGTTGGATTAGATAATTTAAACGTTTTTGAAAAAGAATTTCTTAAAGGATATGGAAAAACCATTTAAAATTGAAAATAAAGTTTTTGTTGATGAGAGAGGTATATTTGCTCCATTGGCGATTGACTATTCACAAAGTGAAATTAAAGAACTTAACAAACAATGGATACAAAGTAACGTTAGTATAAACCCGAAGAAGTATACCTTAAGAGGATTACACTTTCAATTAGGGGATTCATCACAATCAAAATTAGTTAAGGTAATTAATGGTTCAATATTGGATTTTGTTGTTGACATGAGAAGTAACTCTGAAGATTATAGAAAAGTTTATTTTTTTGAAATGAATCCTGGTGATGAAGTATTTGTTCCTAAAGATTTTGCACATGGGTTTATTACAAAAGAGGATAATACTGTGGTTCAATATTTGGTGGATAATGAATATCGTCCTGATAAAGAAGGATGTGTGTATTGGGGGCATTTTGAGAGTGTTGTTATGAAAGTTTTAACTATATGTAAAAACATTGATAACATAACTATTTCTGAAAAAGACAAGGTAAATAAAAACTATGAAGGAATTAATTAATTATCATAAGAGTACTCCTCTCAAGGTGAAACTACCATCAAATAATGATGGTGATTCATTTATAGATGTTTTTATTTATGACTATTTCAAAGTGAGAGAATCATTAAGGGTTGCGGATTATGAAGTTTATGTTAAAGTTGATGGTTTAAACAGATTCACTCATTTAACTAAACAAATTATTAAACATTATGTTTTAAAATCTTTAAACACACAATTAAAATTATTTTCACTTGATAGTTGTATTGTTGAATATAAAATAGAATTTAGTTGATATTTATTAATAAAAAACATGGACAAAGTTTTAATGGAAATAAAGAAAAGAAACATTTTGAGTGAACAGTCAAAATCTGAAGGACAACCTCAATTGTATAAGTTATCTGAGAAAACAATTAAAATTCTTACAGATAGAATTAAAGACGAATATACTGCACATTATTTTTACAGAGATGCTGCTAATTGGTGTGATGATAGAAATTATAAGAAAGCGAGTGAATTCTTTCAAAAAGAAGCGAAAAGTGAATTGAAACACTCTGAGAAAATTCAAAATTATATGACGGGATTTAATATCATCCCACAAATACCACAAGCTGAAACTAAACATTCTTTTGAGAGTTTGGTTGATGTTGTTTACGGAGCATATGAAATGGAACTTGGATTAATGAAAGAGTATAATAAGAATTCACAAGAGTTATTCACTGAAGATATTACAAGTTTTGATTTCTTAACTGAATTTAGAGAGATACAAAAAGGTGCGGTTGTTGAATATAACGATTTAATAAATGCAATAGATTTAATTGATAAAACTAATAAATTTGAAGTATTGTACTTTGAACAAACATATTTCTAATTTAGATTTTTAAATATAAAACCCTCATTATGAGGGTTTTTTTGTTTAAAATATATTTATATGATATGGATAATTTAATTAAGAAAATATTACTGGAAGAACTTGGTAAATCTGCATTAAATAAAATGGAAATCAACATGTTTAAACACTTAAATTCCAATAAGAAAAATTTAAGTACTAAAGCTAAAATGATTGATTTTATTAAAACAATGATGCCAATTTTTAGTAGACCTGAAGGTGATGCTTTGTATTATTATGAATTATATACTGCTAACTATAGACCTGAAGGTGATTATGAAAATATAACTAGTGATAACATAGTGAATTTCACTAACTTTAAACAGAAAAAAATATCTAATATTGATGGTTATACATATGTTGCGGCAAAAATACCATTTAAAGGTAGTAATGTTGAAGGATATTGGGAAACAAATGATACAAACAAATGGATTTATATTGTAAAATCTTATGGTTGGTACCCTATCTTTGCATTCATAGATAACGTATGGTATGAAGTAAATAATAGTTATTCATCAAGTACTTCAAAACAAATGCGTAATGTTAGACCTAATCATTATAATTTAGATTTAAATACAGAAACTGTGCTTGTTTCTCAAAAAGATATAAGAAAATTAATTGACGGAAAAGCGATTTTGGATGTTGAATCTGAAAGAATTAATGATTTTTTGGAACACCCAAAATTAGGAGATATTAAAAAACTTACATTAAAAAAAATAAATGATTGGGAAAACAATAAATCTTATAATGTTAAGTTCTCAGTGAATGAGATTAGACAGAATGAAAGAAACATTGAAATTAATGTTAATGTTATTTCTGTAAAAGATTTAGGTAATAAGACAAGTTATAAGTTTAATGAATTAGATGAAACAGTTAAGGAGAAAGTTATTAGAGGTTTAAAAAACACAATAATTAGTACAGCTCCTGATTTCTTAAATTCTAAAAATACTATTATTAATATTCAATAATTTATGGAATTTAAACCCAATTTTAAAAAATCATTATATTCTTTTATATCGTTATTTTTAAATGAATATGATTTGAAGTTTAAAGTTTATGAAGAATCAGAAACTCCATTACTTGTTATTGTTCTTGACGTTGCAAAAATAGATAAAAACAGTGGGAGTTATGATGAAAATTATCACAATAAAATTTTTCGTAATTACCATCAGACGAGTGGTATGTCAAGATTTTTGTATGATTTTATATCAAAGTATAATGAATTATTGAATGCTATTAAAAATTATTTTAATGTTGATTTTAGTTTGGATTACGAATTTGTGAACTATGATTATTTAGACGAAATAGAAAATGATATTAATGAAAAATTAAAACAAAGTGAATACCCAAATGTTACTGCAGATTTCACTAACGAATCAAAAAGCCCGATTATTTTCTTAAGATTTAAAAGTTTGGAAAAAAGTCGTTCAGATGAATTTAGAGAATCATTAAATGAAATTTTACCTGGACTAATTCTTAAAGATAATTACTCTGTTAGTATTAATATAAAGAGGTAACTTGTTTTTTAAAATTCAAAATAAAGCACAGTTCCTAA